CGTCGCGACAATCAACCCTCACGTTGTTCTTGAGAGCATTCTACGAGCGACGATCAAAGAGCGGAACCTTATCATCAAACACCTGCTGACATGAAACACCTTCACGAACTGCCTGAAGACCACCGGCTAAGGAATGTGGCGCTCAAGGACATCGATGTCCGTATCCGCTGCCGTCACACCGGGACGACTCGCGATCCGCGTACTTGGAAGATCAAGGGCGATACCTACAACCGCCTCGGCGACAACTGGAAGATCAACTTCGACTTCATCCTGCAACCAACCCCATAACCGACACCGTTTACACCTCCGAATAGCTATGAGTACCCACATCAAAATCGAAAATCAGACCGAAGTCCCTGTTCTTGTTGCTCTTTTCGAGCAGCCTAAATGCAACGACCATCCGACACGCTCGGCAGTCCTCAAACCCGGCGAGAGCTGCGATTGGGGCAGTGGCTCCGTACCACTCGGCAACTATCAGTGCTATGCCGTGATGAGCGGTGACGCCAGCAGCCATGACGAGTGGGTGTGGCACTTCCCGGGCATTGCAGAGGTTGTCGCACCGCTGGAGTTAGGCTTCAAACTATGGCACGAGGGCGATCTTGACTGGGCAAATGTGAAAGCGATGAGCAGCGACGATTTGAACGCTACGTTCGGATCTGCCTATACGTCAGCCAAGTCATCCACCAAGTCATGGAACGGAATGTCCTCCTGCATATTTCATATCAGGGGCGGTCCTAGCTGGGTCGAAGAGACTGAGCAGGTGGGGATCTTTAGGCCCAAGACCATTGCTTACAACGGAGTTCAAAGCACCCCCATGAAAAGCGAATGATAACAGACCGAGACGTAGCAAGATGTATGATCGAATACGGCGGTTCGTTCATCTCTAAGTTGGGAGCAGCAGCACTCGCCGCTGACCCTTCTAACTTAAAACAAATCCGGGATGCGTTCCCCGACTACTGGGCCAACTACACCAAGATGGCGCTTCAACTTTCGGAGGTCGAGAAACAGGCCTCCAAATAACAAATAAATAACAAACAAATAACAACAAAACGTAAGACATGATCATTAAAGCAGCAGGCGGTAAAGAGTTCGCACCGTGCCCCGAGTTCAGTGGCCGAGCAGTGTGCGTAGACGTGACTCCGTTGAAGGAGTACGAGACCGAGTACGGTGTTAAAAAGAAATTCAAGTTCGCGTTTGAGTTGGACTTGATTGACAGATCACGTGACCCGGTGCAGCCCTGGGTGGTGTTTAGCAAGCCACTGGTCCCGAGCCTACATGAGAAGGCGGCCTTGACTAAGGTGATGAAGGATTGGTTTGGCCGTAAGTTGACCGATGCGGAGAACAACGGCCTCGACCTTGAGTCGCTGATTGGCCGGCCAGTGACACTCATCATTGCCCATGAGCAGTCGCAGGACGGAAGCAAAACCTACGCAAACATCAAGTTGATGATGCCGCACAAACACGGCGAGCCGCTCCAACCCTCGGGCCTGTGGGTGCGGATGCAGGACCGCCCGGCCAAGGATGACCAGGTGAAGACCGTGGTCCCGGATGGTACGACACCTCGACCAGTTGACCTGGGCAGCACCAAGGTTCACGTAGGCAAGTTCAAGGGCACACCTCTCTCCGAGCTGGCCGACTCCGCGGTCAAAGGCCTGGGCGAGCACTGGCTGCCCAAGGCGCAGGTCAACGCCGGCAAGAGCCCGGAGGACAAACAACTTATCGCTGCGGTTATCCAGCGCCTGCGTGAGATCGATGCCAAAGATCAACCGGACTTCGACGACGTGCCCTTCTAACATGAAACCCAGGAAACCCTACGTTAAGTTGGTCGACAAGGTGCCCGAGGTGGTACGAATGCGCTCCGAGGGGATGACACTTGAGGAGATTGGCAAACACTTCAATCTGTCCAGACAACGGATCAAACAGATTGAGCAGTCGGCCCAAAAGCATGAGCAGATTCTTAAACTATGGGGATTCCCGTTTACGACGAGGACGTTCAACACGTTGGAACGCCTGTCAATTAACAGCCGGGAAGAAGCGATGGACCTCTACAACACCGGCCACCTGCAACCCGGGACTATCCGGGGCTTCGGATGGATATCGTACTACGAAATATGCGAGTGGTTGGGAGTGCCTGTAGATAGGCAGCCGCTGAACTTCTTAAACTGTCCGCATTGCGGTAAAAAGATCTGAACACTTTCCAGTAACCTGTTGTTACTGGGGACTCATGGTAAATGCCGGGGGTGCGCATCGGTCGACAAACGCACATCAACTTTTAATCCTATTATGCCAGCCAACCATAAAATCTACTTTGACATCGAAACAGGGCCTATGCCCTTGAACGAATTGGTGATCCCACCGTTCGTTGCCAGTGACGTGAAACTGGGGAACATAAAAAACCCGGATCTCATAGCAGAGAAGATCCAGCGTGCAGAAGAGACGCACGTGTCCGACTACATCCGCGGCGCTGCCCTGGATGCGCTATCGGGCCAGATATTGTGCATCGGCTACCGTATCGAGCATGAGACCCCATCGGTGCTGTGCTGCGATGCAGATGGTGAGGCCGAGATGCTCAAGCAATGGTGGCGCTTGATTACCAGCATGGAGCGCCAGCCTACGATGATCGGGTTCAACGTGAAGCCGTTCGACTTGCCCTTCTTAATCAAGCGGTCATGGAAGCATCGGATCACCCCACCGTACTGGATCCGCCAAGGCCGCTACTGGAGCGACCTGGTGGTCGATCTGCGCGAGGTATGGCAGCTAGGGGACAGTAGGGCGCATGGCAGCCTCGGGGCGATCTCAAGGCATCTGGGGCTTGGGGACAAGGCAGGCAATGGGGCCATGTTCTCCGAGCTGTTCAAGACTGACCGTGAGGCGGCGATCGATTACTGCCTGCGTGATGTCGAGTTGACCCAGAAGGTGGCGGATGTGCTCATGCCGGCCTACTAAGCGGTGGACATCGACCAGGAGAGCAGATAAATAGAGGCCGTCAACGTGAGCTGTGAGAGGTGAGCGTTGAACCTTCAGAGAAACCATGATCAATCAATTTTTCCCCGTCCGTATCGTGAACGTCGCGTTGTTTCTCCGCGATTCCTCACCGCGATGCGTGACGGGGTTTTCTGTTTGAATTATGACCTACTCCGAAAAACTCCAACATCCGCGGTGGCAGAAGAAGCGCCTGGAAATCATGTCCAGAGACGGCTTTCAGTGCGTAAAGTGCTCGTCCGAAACCAACACACTGACGGTTCACCACTTTTACTACGTTTCGGGAAGAATGCCTTGGGAATACCCAGGGGGATCAATGGCAACGATGTGCCGAAAATGCCACTTTGAAGGTCACGAGGATTCGCAGTCGTTTCCAACCTTCTTCACCTCTTGGGAGCTGTCAGCTTGTTGCGAGATCAAGCGCCAGATTCAAATGAGCCAGCAGGAGATAGATCACGACAAAGGTGTTTTGTTCCTGGTAGAAAAAGCTGGTCAGGAGGCTGGCTGGGCTCCGTTTGAGACAATGCATCTTTTGAAAGACGCCGCGGAACACGGAATCATGACAGCAGCATGGCTGGCTGACCTTTCAAAACAGGTAATTGCAACCCAAGAACAACAAGCCTTTAACCAATGAGAATCCGCACAATTAAGCCGGAGTTCTTCCACCACGAGGGACTGTTCGAGGCCGAGCTGGAAACCAAGCTACCGATCCGAGTGGCCTTCGCCGGCCTCTGGTGCATTGCTGACCGAGAAGGCCGTTTCAAGTGGGAGCCCAGGCGCATCGGTGTGCAGGTTCTACCCTACGATGGAGTCGACTTTTCACGCGTGCTCGACGCGTTGACCACGCGTGGTTTCGTTTTCAAGTATCGCGTGGGTGACGCGTGCTTTGGGTTCATCCCCAGCTTCCTAAAGCACCAGGTGATCAACAACCGGGAATCGGAATCGGTTCTACCTGATCCAGAGGGAAACATTGAGCAAACGCCAATAAACACCGAGGAAATTGACGCGTGCCCCACGCGTGCCCCACGCGACGACCACGCGGGTCAAGGGGAAGGGAAGGGAAGGGAAGGGAATGGAAAGGAAGGAGTTTCGCAGAAAGCCTTGAGTCCTGACCTCGAAGCCTTTCGCCTACGAGTCGGTGCTATGCTTCGCCGTAGGCCTTCGACCAAATGGTCTACCGGTGAGATCAAAAAGCTCAAAGAGGTGTTCGACCTGAACACACCTGAGGAAGACCTCGTTCGCCTGGAGCAACGCTACAAATCCAACGACCCGTATCTCAGGAAAGAACTAGATACCCTGTTGAACCACTGGAACGGTGAGATCGACAAGACTCAAAGCGATCTGATCTCAGGCAACAACAAGCTAGGCGCTTCCAGCCTAGATATCTCCAACTGGCAATGAGCGACCCCTACTACGCCCAGGACGACGAGTACGGCCTTATCGGAGCCTGCCTTACCGGTGGTCCCGATGTCTGCTACGAGGTATTCGCCCGTATACCACCGGATGCAATCCAGCAGGACAAGCTGCGCCAGGTGTACGAGATCACCAAGGCCCTGTTAGGCAGGCACGAGGCAATCAGCCTTCAGACCGTGGTCAAAGAGTGGAAGCGCTCTATTCCTCAGATCACCCCCCCTTTTGAGGAATTGAACCGCTGCGACGAGATCTGCGCCAGCCCGGCCAATTATCCAGAGTTCGCCAAAGCTGTCCTGGAGGCTCACCACCGGAGATACTTGCGATTGACCGGAGACAGGCTGATACGCGATTCCGCTGTCACCACACTCTCGGTAGATCAAATCGTCTCTAATGCCGAAGCAGGCCTCACCGTTGAGGCAGCCAAGGAGGAAGTACAATCCAGCAAGTCCGTTGTAAGTCGGTTCATCGACAGCACCCAGGAAAGGTTCAATCGCAAAGGCCAGCTCTCAGGCATCACCTCCGGCTTCTATCGTCTGGACAAGCTGACCGATGGTTTCCAGCTTGGTGAGTTAGCCATTATCGGAGCCAGGCCAAGTATTGGAAAGACAGCCATTGCCATAGCCATTGCCAAGGCAGCAGCAATTGACCACCGGGTACCAACCCTGTTTATCTCGTTGGAAATGTCCGATGAGTCTATCGTTCGCCGTATGGTCTCGACCGTAGGATCCATACCGATGCAGGATATTAAGACCGGTGAGATGGATGAAGGAGGGATGAAGGCTATGGGTTCAGCTACAGCTAAAGTAGCCGGTAGTCCTATTTACTATGTGTCTGGCTCAGGCATATCCAGCATTGCCACAATCACCGCGGTAATACGCCGGGCAAAACGTAAGTGGGGAGTAAAACTGGTTCTCATAGATTACCTTCAGAAGATTCATGGCAGTAAGTCAGCCGAGAAGAAGACCTATGAGATTGCGGAAGTGTCAGGCAAGCTGAAGGCAGTGGCCTCCGATACCAAGACAGCCGTAGTTGCCCTGGCTCAACTCAACCGTGAGAACGAGAAGGACAAAGGCCGAGTGCCTCGCCTCACTGACCTGGCCGACTCCGGGCAAATCGAGCGTGACGCCGATCTGGTGCTCCTGCTCAACCGGGAGCGCCATGAGGCCAATGGCGAGGCCATCATCGCCATTGCAAAGCAGAGAGACGGTGAATGCGGCATCGTCCCTCTGTGGTACGAAGGCCAATACTGCCGCTTCAGCGATCCCTCACCCAACTTCTGATGAACATCAAATACGATCTCAACCGCACCAAGCTCCTGAACGAAGCGCCTAGGCTTATCAAGTGGGCCATCGACCATGGCCTCATGTCCTACCCGCTATCCCAGAAGTATCACGACGACGGATCGCTTGACCCGGGCATCGAGGAAGAGATACACGTCGACCCAGAGCAATACACCCCGGAGTTCTGCCAGCGTGCCTACGAACTCAGGCAGCTAGGCCTAACACTGGACGACACCGCCAAAGCAATTGGTGTATCAAGAGGATCAATCACATACATATTAGCCAAAGGTCACGAAGCAATACTCGCATCCGATAGAATCAAACACGATTTGAAACAGCCATGAACAATCCAACAGCAGCAACCAACATGAACGACCCGTTCATTTACGCTCCACAACCCACAACCGTGGTGAATGAGCCTACAACAACAGGCACAAGGCCCTCGATACACGTCAGCCTGTATGCCTATGGCGGCATCAGTGCTGCTTGTATGATGTCTTGGGTAGGCCTAACAGCCACATTCAGTGTCGGTGATCGTCAGACAGATCTACGAACCATCCGGGAAGACGCACTGATATCCCGATCACGATGCAGGGCAACCAAGTGGTTCTTAGACAGTGGCAAAGATGTTTGGGTCCAGATAGACCACGATATCGAGTTCGACCCCGCGGACATTGTCCGTATGGCAGAGCTGGCCCATCAGCACCAGGCGACCGTGTGCATCCCCTACCCCTGCCGAACGATTCCGCCCAGGCCAGCCCTCAGACCCAAGGCCGATCATCTGCAGGCCCTGAAATTCCAGTTGGCCAACGCCGAAGCAGCCCCGGAGCTAGTACCGATCCAGATGTTCGCAAGCGGATGCCTCGCAATCCCCCGGAAACGCCTCATAGAGACGTTAGAAACGCTCGGGAGTGTCAAAGTACTGCCCCCCTATAGAATCGAGTGGTGCAAGGACGTGAAGGTTGGGGAGTTCCCGACCCTATGGCTGCCGATGGCTGTAGAGACCCTACCCGGGCAGCTAGAATACCTCAGCGAGGACTTTGCAGCAGCCATGAGGATGAGCTTATGTGAGGTGCCCCACTTCTCCATGATGCCCAAGAAACAACTGAACCACTGGGGTGAGTATCCCTTCAGCTTCAAGCCTTATGCAGGGTAAGAAGGACAAGAAACCCAGCTTGCATGACGTAGCTTTAAAGGCAGGGACAGATCGTAACCGGGTCGCTGCTGCTCTTCGTGATGATCCAGATTTGCCCAAGGCATTTAAGGACAAGGTCAAGAAAGCTGTTGAAGCTGTAGGCTATGTTAAACCACCGCCCAACCAACATCCAAACTCCAAGCTAGATCAAGAGAAGGCTGATGCTATTGTTGAGGGTATAGTACAAAACAAGTCCATCACCACTATAGCAAATGAGGTTGGGTTAGATACTGAGACTGCATCCAAGTATATTCGTGGTGTTAAGGTTCCGAAAGACTACCCAGATAACGAGGATGATTGGCGTAAAGATGTTACGGGATTCTTGGAGGTTGCTATATGGAAAGGCACTAAGAGGTTAGCGGAAAACTCAATGCATTTCATTGATGATCGTAGTTTACCCGTAGCGGTCGCTGTGCTAGTCGACAAGCTGGCAGCTACTAAGGGCCAGCCCACCAGCATACACCTATCTATGACAGCATCAGTAAACCACCGTGACCTGATGAAGGATCTAAAGGACCGTGACGTGACCCCAGTTAACGACGAGCAGACCCATGACTTGGTTTAGGTAATGGCCCAAAATGTCCTACCCCTACCACAAGTGACCACACAGAAACCACGCATTTAGGCCTGTTTATGGCACTCGTATGCACAATAGCAGTTATATTCACTTCGACACAAAATCACGCAGCAAACGCCCGTAAACATTGGGTCAAACGCACATTAGCCCCTGCTCGACAGGCCAATGTCCTACCCCACCGCCGAGGTCAGCGACAAGCAGGCCCAGGCAGGATGGGGGGAGGGGGTCAGGCAATCGGCTGCAGCGCCAAAAGGCGACGGGTAAACCAAAGCGAAAAATATTAACAAATGTCCCTCCCCCTCTGCCTCCTCTGCTCCAAGCCATTCGTTATCCTTAAGCACCACACCGGCCCTAAGCAGAAGCGCTTCTGCACCGAGGCCTGCAACACAGCCTGGTGGAATGAGCAGCCATTGCACCCTGTTATACCCCGGGTCGACGCCGCGCACCCTCGGGCTGTCGAGTTGCGACTCAAGCGGACCCAGCTCGTAACATTAGAAAAGGCTGACCCATACACCTACGGCTACATCCCTGACCACTGGGAGATCGGCAACACTGAGTACGCACTCACCCAGGAGCTGTTGGTATCCGGCGGCAACCGGGCTGGCAAAACGCTATGGGCAGCCCGGCGAGTGGTGCAGACGCTCCTTGAAAAGGAGAACGCCGCAGTGCTGTGCTGTCATACGAGCCATGCCACTAGTGTAACAGTGCAGCAACCCGCTATATATAACTACCTGCCTGTAGCACTACGAGGCACTAAGAAGGGCCGGATCCACTATCTCAACTACAGCCGGAAGAACGGTTTCACCGATGGTAGCTTCATTCTTCCTAATGGCTCTCGGTGCGACTTCCTAAACTACACGCAGTCGGAGAACACGATTGAGGGCCGGGAGGCGGACATGATCTGGTGCGACGAGCTGGTGCCACAGTCATGGGTTGAGACACTGCGCTACCGGCT